CTAATTCCTTACGATAGGAAGAACGGAGGGGAACAACTTCGAACCATCATTGCCGTAGTCTGGAATAAAGTCCCATAGTCCTTTGGAGGTTTGGAAGAACTCGGAGTTTAAGCCAATCAAAGTGTATACATGGACCAACAGATCACGTAAACCAGTAACCATCTGTTTTATTTGCTTTTCATCAGAGAATGAAGTTGTGAAATGTTTATCATCAAAGGGCTCGAAAACAATAAATTCATGCTTTTCATAACGATAGTCGATTCCTAATTCTCGGCACAGTAAAATAACATTAAGCTCAAGTTGCTGAAGAGAAATGACTTGAGTGTCATACGAAGCATCTTTATGGTAACAGTTTTCAATGGCTTTACTGATTTTTTTATAATAATCTTGAACCCTTCCCATAAATAATTGGCTTACAACTTTGCTGTATCCTTCATCAATAGAAGATTTTGTGAAAATATTCATGTAAAGAATATAGGGATGGGAAATTGATAGTTCTATATATTTTTTGTTTTCATCTTGTTCGTTAAACTCTCTACCTACAAAAAATGATGGAACGGTTTTGAAAATATCCGCATAGCTTTTTTGATGCGCATAGAATGAATCAGATTTATTTTTTACTTTTACCAATTCAATTTGAAGTTCTGTTCGCAATAGTTGGTTTTCTGTCTGAATTGTCCTATGAATGTTGTTAACTATTGCCCCCAACGGAACGGAACTTGCTAGTAACATCAGCGGGAATTTACTGATTTCATAAAACCTAGCATATCCATGAGCGCTCAAAACAGGTGTTTTTCCCCACCATGCAAATGCGCCAAAGTAAAAAAATGAGAAAACTGGGAAGCCGATTGAAAACAAAAATAATTTTTGTCTAAAAAGATTGGCTGGTGTTAATTCGTACCATTTGTTTTAATGATTAGATAAATTGTATAAGCAAAAATTGCAATATAGAAAATGATCCCAAGTTCTGAATAAATCGTCATGATCTTTTCCATTCTAAAGAATATAAAGGGTTTTTAGTAACGGCATCTTCTAGATGGTCAGGTGCAAAATGTGCGTAAACCATCGTCATTTTTATATCGGCATGGCCCAGAATATCGCGAAGTACAAGTATGTTTCCGCCATTCATCATAAAATGGCTTGCGAATGTATGGCGCAGCACATGAGTACATTGCCCCTCTGGCAGATCGATACCAGCCCGCTTTACTGCACGCTCAAAAGCTTTTCTGCATGGCGTGAATAGCTTCCCCCTGTTTTTGGGGAGTTCGTCATACAACTCCTGAGATATCGGTACAGTTCGGTTTTTCTTACCTTTGGTTTTGGTATAGGTGATCCGGTATTTTGATAACTGATGGCCTTGAAGGTTTTCGGCTTCACTCCACCGCGCGCCGGTAGCCAGGCATACCTTTGCGATCATCAATAGACTAGGGCTTTGAGAATCAGCGCAGGCATCAAGCAGGCGTTTAATTTCGTCCGAGGCCAAGAACGCCAATTCACCTTCTGCGATTTTGAATGTTGGTAGCCCGGCGAGCGGGTTAGGCGCTGGCCAGTGGCCCAGCTTTTTCAGGGTGCCAAAAACGGATGATAAGTTACGCTGTTCAAGATTAACCGTGCGGGGCTTCACTGGCGACATTAGCCCACCGTCTTCGTTACGTACCTCACCTTTTAATCGTGCTTCACGATATTTGGTAAAATCACCGGCTGTTAACTCAGAAGCTACGGGATCGCCCAGCCCATTGCAGATAATGTTCAATTTCGCCATGAGGCGCTTGGGGTCTGCGAGCGTCTGGCCATAAAGGGAGTGCCACTGCTCAATCAATTCTGACAAATGCCGACGATCTTCCTTTTCACCCAGCCACGGCTTTTTGTTCACTTCATCCATGGTGAAGTTTTCAAATGCTACAGCCTCGCCTTTAGTCGCAAATTGCTTACGCACACGCTTGCCGTCACGCCCGTTCGGGTAGCACTCGCACAACCATTTTCCATTCGGCTGCTTTCTGATCGTCATATCAAAGACTCTTAATGATTTTCAATGCACGGCCAACTACCTCGATATCATCCAGGCTGCATTCAAACGAAGAGTCATCTTGATGCACAACTAATCTGTTTCCCGGAAGACGAGTTAACTTAACAATGCTTTTTATCCCGTCGATATCGACCAACCACATCCCATTCACTGGTGGTGCCTGGGTACGGTCAACTAAATATGAATCGCCAGCGGTATTTACTAGAAGCAGTTCGCGTGAGTCAGATGGAAGCAGGCTGCTATCAATGATGGCCTTCCCGGCTTCAACCAGCGAACCTCCCATAAGATTAACCTTGTCGATCTCGGGCGATACAAGTTCAGAAAGAGGTTTTACCTTGCCAGAGTTCACGAAATTGATACTTTTTTTATCATCAATTTTTGTTCCGGGTTCACCTTGACCTGTGGTCAGCCAGAGTAAAGAAACGCCCGTTTCAAGAGCACATTGAATCACCCATTCTGCAGGGAAGCTGTCTCTTAAGTATCTGTTCGCCATAGTGCTTTTAGATGCGCCTAGGTGATCGCATAGCTGCTGCCTGGACTTAAAATCATATGCAGCCATTAACCTATGGATAGCCTCTCTACCCCCTGTATTCTCGCCAGCTTTCACCTGTATCATTTCTTAATCCTGTTGACGTATCAAATATTGGATCGTAGTATCTCGATTGTTCAATTATTGAATCGCATAAAACAAGATAAAACGACATAAACCAAACCTTAACTGAGAGATACTGCACTATGAGTACCGATATTTCAATTCGTGTACCAAAAGAGATGGCTACACCTGCAGAGTTCGCGGAATGGGAAGGCATTTCCCGCGGCTCTGTTTATCAAAAAATTCACCATGGTCAGTTGGCTAAATACATGGTTAAAAAGGAGAAAAATAAGGGTCGCGTATGTCTTCGTTACTTGATGTACAAAACCGATCAAGTTCGTGAGTCCCTTGGTCATTCCAACTTCCGCGTCATTGTTGGTCAGTAAGTTCGATTATGAGAACTTTTTGAGGGGGCCACATGTTTGATTATAAGATTTCCAAACATCCACACTTTGATGATGCCTGCCGCGCTTTCGCACTGCGGCACAACATGGCGAAGCTTGCAGATCGAGCAAGCATGAATGTCCAGACACTGCGCAATAAACTGAACCCGGAACAACCGCATCAACTTACGGCGCCGGAAATTTGGCTGCTGACGGATATCACAGAGGACTCCTCGCTGGTTGATGGGTTCCTGGCTCAAATCCATTGCCTGCCATGTGTGCCGCTGAACGAAGTAGCCAGCGAGAAAATGCCTCATTACGTTTTGAATGCTACAGCAGAGATCGGTCGCGTTGCAGCAAGCGCTGTTTCTGGTGAACACCAGACAACAACGGAACGCCGCCAGGTTATCGAAAGCATCAATTCTGTTACTCGTTTGATGGCGCTTACAGCTGTTTCCATGCACGCGCGCCTACAGTACAACCCGGCAATGGCAAGTGCTGTCGATACAGTGACGGGCCTCAGCGCGTCTTTTGGTCTGCTCTGAGGTGCTCATGCTCAATAAAGAACCTTCATTCGCTTCGCTGCTGGTAAAGCAAAGCCCGGCAATGCACTACGGCCATGGATGGATTATTGGGGAAAACGGTAAACGCTGGCACCCGTGCCGTGATCAGTCCGAATTATTAAACGGGCTGAAATCTAAATCGGCTAAGCCGTCAGCTTTTTTAATTATTCGCATTGTTCGCTTGATTATTAAAGGAGTGAAACATGTCTCGCAATGAGTTGAGAATTATTCTGGGCGTTATCATCCCAAATATGGCAGAAGGGTTTGAAATTAAAACCCGTGACGGTGCTGTTTTGCGTGTCGATCCTGAATGGGAATGCTGCAAAGAATTTAAAGAAGGTTTGCAGGCTGAAATTATCAACCAAATTAAAAGTAAGCCCGTCCCTGTTTCTGGTTATATCTAAGTAATTAACCCGTTTTTTATGGCGTAAACCCGCCGGGCATTTTTTTGCCCGAATTCTGAGGAAATGAATATGAAAAATACTAAAACCCACTCAACGAAAACAGGCCCAGACGATGCTGGCCTGTTCGCTTTGTTAAATGAAACGCGCATGGATGAGCGCCGTTGCCGCGCTGATGCAATGGCGGCTCGTCTGGATAGTCTGGCCGTGCGCATCGTTTCCCGTCAGTTGAGCCATATCGAGGCGGCCGAACTGCTTCGCGTTGAAGCGGTTCGCATCCAGAACGAAGCGCAGGAGCTGCATTAATGGCTGATTCAATGGACCTCGCCCAACTGCGCGAACAGGAAGATCGTGAGCGCCATATCAACAATGCCCGCGCCAAAGTGCCGGGCGTTTCCCGTGTTCTCTGTGCGGAGTGTGATGCTCCGATCCCGCCAGCTCGCCGCCGCGCTATTCCCGGCGTGCAGTGCTGTGTGACCTGTCAGGAAATCGCAGAGCTAAAAAGCAAGCATTACAACGGAGGTGCGTTATGAGCACGCGTGTTCACCAGGTAAAAATCGCTCCGGCTTATTTCAATGCCGTTGTCACAGGCGAAAAACGTGCGGAGCTTAGGAAGGATGATCGTGGCTATAAAGTCGGTGACGTTCTTTCTTTGTGCGAATGGGACCACGACGGCAAATATACCGGCAGAGAATGCGCCGCAGTTATTACCCATATTCTGCCAGTAAATGACGTGCTTCCTATGCCGGGAAACTGGATTCCGGGTAGTTGGGTGATGCTTTCAATTCGCCCCTTCACAACTGTAGAAGCGCTGGTTCACTTATTCACAGGGAGTGTCAAATGAGCACTATCCTGAAATGGGCGGGAAACAAAACCGCCATCATGCCCGAACTGAAAAAACACCTCCCAGCTGGACCGCGATTGGTTGAACCTTTCGCGGGTTCCTGTGCTGTAGTGATGGCAACAGACTATCCTCATTATCTTGTTGCGGATATTAACCCTGATTTAATAAATCTATATCGTGATATAGCAAAAGACGCATCTGCTTTTATTGAGCGTGCCAAACATCTGTTTAAAATCTTTAATAGTGAAGATGGTTATTATGATAGCCGTGATTCATTCAATTACGATAAAGACCCTGAATGGCGCGCGCCGCTTTTTTTATTCTTAAATCGTCACGGTTACCGTGGGCTTTGCCGTTATAACAAAAAGGGGGAGTTTAACGTCCCTTACGGTAATTATAAAAATCCTTATTTTCCCGAAAGCGAAATCCGCGCTTTTGCAGAGAAAGCTATTCGCGCAACGTTCATTTGTGCCAGCTACGGCGAAACGTTGGCCTTATTGGTTCCTGGCGATGTTATTTATTGCGACCCGCCTTATGACGGTGCTTTCACTGATTATCATACCGCCGGGTTTACTGAGGATGATCAGTATCATTTGGCGTCTATTCTTGAACGCCGCTCATCTGAGGGCCATCCGGTCATTGTTTCAAACAGCGACACTTTTCTTACTCGTTCACTTTACCGGGATTTCACTCTTAAACGCCTAACAGCAAAACGCAGCATTGGCGTTGCTGCTGGTGATGCTAAGACAGCCGTGGAAATCATCGCCGTATCAAAACCATCAAGAGTCGCTGTTGATCCCCTCCTTTCTGCCCATGACTCATCTGTGGAGGCCAGGGCATGAAAAAAGATGCGCTACTCATCACTGCATATGACCCAGCCAACGGGGAAGAAATCGCTGTTTCGGCTGTTATACGTTTCGACCGCGAAACCGGAATTTTTACGGTGATTTGTATAAACCGAAACCCAGAAGGCCTGGGCGAGGAAGCATTCGTCAGCGTTGGGATTGATGAATGACCGATGCAGTTTTTCCCTACGCATGGAATGCCCCGCGCCCTGCAATCGGCGGTTTTAAGCAAGCCGATGCGGCGCCGGGGATCATGTATCTGACGCCGGATGGCAATCGCAAGCGTTTGTCGATTGCCGAACTGGCAGAAACGGATGAAGCACCAGATCGAGGCCGGGCAGTTCGTCGTCGCCTGGCTTCGCTGCCTCATTTTGTCCGTCGTATGTATGCTCAAAAGCTTGAACAGGTAGACCGCAAAGGCAAACAAGCGGCTGATGCCTGGCTTATCAATACCTTTGAACGATTCGTTCTGAGTCGCATAGATCAGGTCAATGAGCAGTATCTGCCGCAGGGGGTGATGCCTGCGGCTTTGTTGCCTCTGCGTGAACAATTCTGGCGCCTGCTTTGGGCTGGCAAAAGAGAGCTGAAACGACTGGCGCATAACCTTGCTGACCTGTTGGGTAGCGAGTTTAACCGCGAGTTTGATTTCCAGATGTCCCGCACGTCCGATCCCCATTTCTCCACCCTTTCAGGTTATGGCCGCATGGGGTTTCTTGCCAATCACCTCAAAACGTCGGTCCCGTGCTGGACGGCCTACTGCAAAGAAGAACTGGAGGCGGAAGACGCACTGAAAGCAGTGGCCCGCCTGCAGTCTCCGCAGTGGTGGCTTAATCGTCTGCGCCGTATGCATGCTCGCTGGCGTGAGCATCTGATGGTTGCGGCCGGGTATGTACACAAAAAATCCGCACCGTACTGCAGTGACCCATGCTTGCAGGAATGGACGGCGCAAAAGAAAGCCAACCGCGAATTTCTGAAAGCGATGGAGCTGGAAGATGAGGACACCGGAGAGCGCGTATCGCTGATTGATAAAGTGGCCGGCAGCGTTGCCAACCCAGCCAACCGACGCCGTGAACTGATGGCGCGCATGCGTGGGTTCGAAGATTTAGCGAATGAGGCCGGGCTGGCCGGGGCGTTCTTCACGCTTACCGCTCCATCCAAATACCACTCAATGCAGTACGACGGGCGCCGGAACAACAAATACAGCGGCGCGTCACCGCGTGAAACGCAGAAATATCTCTGCAAAGTATGGGCGCGCACGCGTGCGGCCTGGCTGCGCAATGGTATTCGCGTGTTTGGCTTTCGCGTTGTTGAGCCTCACCATGACGAAACCCCGCACTGGCACCTCCTGCTTTTCATGCGCCCGGAGCATATCGAACCGGCAACAGCAATCTTTCGTAAGCACGCCATGCGTGAGGATGGGAATGAACCTGGCGCAGCTGAAAACCGCTTCGAAATGAAACCCATCGAGAAAGAGAAGGGCAGCGCAACGGGCTATATCGCCAAATACATTTCAAAAAATATTGATGGCTATCAGCTTGATGACGATCTGGATGATGAAACCGGTAAGCCTCTGAAAGAAATGGCCCGCCGCGTAAGTGCCTGGGCGTCTCGTTGGGCGATCCGGCAGTTCCAGCAAATAGGCGGCGCACCGGTAACTGTGTGGCGTGAGTTACGTCGCCTCGGTGATCGTGAGCTGGTCCTGCACCCCGAAATTGAGCCAGTGCGCCAGGCTGCCGACAGTAGCGCGTGGGATTTGTACGTAAGTGCGCAGGGTGGCCCGCTGGTTCCCCGTGATCTCCTGCGCGTGCGCCTCAGCTATGAAGTCACTGAAAACGGCAACCTCTACGGGGATGACGTCTCCAAAATTTCCGGCGTTTATTCCCCGATCCGTGGGCCGGAATCGCTGATTCATACGCGCACTACCAAATACAAAATCGTGCCGAAACGTCAGGCCGACGGCGTTTCAGGTTTTGACCTTGATTTTTCAGGCGGCCCCGCCGCCCCTCGGAGTTCTGTCAATAACTGTACGCGGGAGGTTGAAAAACGCGCCGATCCTGGCGGCACGGTCATTAATGACTGTGCCAGCTGGGCGGATATTTGCTCTTTATCCCGGAAAGAAAAACGAGTGATAGCGCAGCGGCTGAGCGACGCGGCAAGGGTAACTAACAAGCGCGTCAAAGTGAGGCCAAAAGCCAGCCCTATGACGGAGCAGGAAAAGCAAATTAGTGAGCTGCTGTCTCTGCGTGGAGTGGATGCCAGTGCCGGAATGGTCCGTTCGTTGATTTCTGGCGCGGTGGTTGCCTTTGGCGATCAGGTGTTAACGGTTGAAGAAGGCCGCCTTACTGTCCGAAACCGTACTGCGGCAGGTGTTCAACGTCTGCCGTCCCAGATTGTGGAGATTAAACAGCAGGCGGATGACCTTTTGAACCGAATGAAGCGTGCATTTTCAGCGCGTGAATAGCCCGTGATCAACATGGTCAGGTCTGACGGTGTGGTACCGCGTTCCGTCATTCACCGTCAGAAATGACAGTGCTGGCCATTCATCGAGTAACGTCATTTTCGACTGTGCTGCAGGTGAATTAAAACGAAATCAGAAGTTGAGGAAAACAGAAATGACCTATCTGGGAAGCAAGGCCGCAAGCGGTGTTTTTCAAAAGATTATTGCGGAAATGCCGCCGCATGATACCTACATTGAGACGCACCTGGGCGGTGGCGCTGTTATGTTGCGTAAACCACCGGCCCGCCGCAATTGGGGCATTGATATTGATCCCCTGACGGTTGAGGCGTTCTGCCAGGGCAATGCTGATTTCCTTGATACCGTGGGCGATAGCCTTTTTATCGATGTTGCCGATGCGGTGCAGTTTTTAAGGGGCTTCAATTTTTCCTCCGCCGGGCGTGTGCTGGTTTACGCAGACCCTCCCTATCTGCATGAAACGCGCACCAGTGCCGCGCGTTATCGCAATGAATATACCGTTGCCGATCATGAGCGGCTGCTGGCCTGCCTTAAAAGCCTGCCAAAAAATGTCAGTGTGATTTTGTCCGGCTACCCATCAGCGCTTTATGACGAACTGTTAACGGGCTGGCGCCAAAAAGAATTTCAGGCCATGACTCGCGGCGGTGTGCGCACAGAGAAAATCTGGATGAATTACCCGGAGGGGCGAGCCTACTCGCACACTTTTGCGGGTAAGGATTACAACGACAGGGAGCGCATCAAACGCAAGGCGAAGCGCTGGCGCGAAAAGTTCGCAGCTTTGCCCCATGCCGAGCGGCTGGCAATAATGACGGCGCTGAGTGAAGTTAATGATTAACCTCAGCAAACAGACTCATCTGATTGATTGATAAAAAATATTTTACAACCCCGAAATCCTCCTATACTGTATATATAAACAGTGGATATGCATACAGTCATCAGCATCTCTTCCTGGGGATGCTGGTTGGTTTATCCCGTAGTGAGGATAGGAGGGAAAATGCAGGACTATCTTTTGGAGTCGTTGAAACTCCAGCGTATTGATTTCTTTATCAAGCTTGTAGCGGCTAGTGAGTGTAGCGAAGAAGAGAAACGCCTTGCGATCCAGTGGGTGTCGGAACTGACGGACGAGCTGATGGCGAAAATTCGTAACCATGATTACGGTCAGGCAATGGACGTTATCAACTAAAGGGGGCTTTATGCGCATTGAAATAATGATCGATAAAGAGCAGAAGATAAGCCAGGCAACACTGGAAGCCCTTGAATCCGAGCTTTACCGAAATTTGCACCCTCTCTATCCAAAAACGGCAATCCGCATACGTAAGGGAAGCGCTAACGGCCTGGAGCTGAGCGGCTTAAAACTGGACGAAGATAAAAAGCGGGTAATGGAGATTTTACAGCAGGTCTGGGAGGACGATAGCTGGTTGCACTAATAAACATTGCTGGCGTCAAGATTGATTATGGCGCCAGCATGGTGAACAACACCCAATGTAATGCGTTATGATTTTTATTTTGATGGAATTTTGTGCTGATTTATTGATTTTAATGGAATTAAAATCCATTAAAGTGATTTTGTGTATAATTTGATGGTGTTTTTTGCTGATTGGATTCTTTTTTGGATGTTTGGTGAGCATGTTTACACTTTTGATATTGATTCGCTGAAATCACGCACCTATAATTCGCGCGCCGCCAATCATGTATCTTCATTACAATTCATAGCTATTCATGGCTATTGATTAGCATTGACGATACTGAACTGGTCGGTTAGTCTCAAAGTAGACGACATGATCGTCTGCGTAAGATGTAACGCCGAAGAGGCGTAACTCATCTAAGGAGGTTTTATGTATAACCCGATTTGTATCGTTAATGAATTTATTGAGCGAGCAAAGAAAAAGGGGACTGACCTCACTCACATGCAGGCCCAGAAACTGCTGTACATAGCTCATGGCTATAGCTTAGCGTTTCTAAATGAGCCTTTGCTTGAAGAACCCGTGTGTGCGTGGAGGTATGGTCCGGTCATACCGTCCGTGTATTATGCTCTGCGTCACAATCGTTCTGAACCGATTGCAGATAAGGCACCGACAACTGCAATTGAAACAGAAACCTTAGATAGCAAAACAGCTTCTTTGCTTGATATGGTTTACGAAACTTATGGCAAGCTTTCTGGAGTTGTTCTCTCTGAGTTTACACACCGTCCGGGTACACCTTGGTATCAAGCCATGGTCAAGAGAGAGAATATAATCAGTGACGCAAGTATCAAAGATTACTATCTAAAACTGATAAAGCGTGACCCGGTTTGCAACGGATTGTAAGTACAGGTTATTATTGACCCCGCTCAATAGCGGGGTTTTTTATGTCCATTGATAACGATCTGTTCGAAAGCATACTTAGAGGCGCTATTAGCGCTAATATTGACGATCTTGTTAAAACTATCACTGCCACTGAGCCTCAACAGCCTTCTAAAGATTCCCCGCAAGAAGAAGATGATGATGTGGGAGATGATAAAGCTCAAAAAGAGGCGCAAGCCTTTGATACTCCTACTGATGATGAGCATGAGGAACTTCAAGCATTAGGCTATTGGAGTTTGTCGCATCAAAGACAAGTTGATTCCTTGACTATACAAAAGTCTAAAGAAGAAATTGTTCGGATTAGTTGCGAAAATGACGAGTTGCGAGCAAAAACAAAGAATAACCATGCTATGGCTAGAGGGCGACGTATCGATAATCGGTTACGTTTGCAGATGGCTGCTGCTACGTTCCGTTTCATGCAATACTGGTGTTGCTTTGTTGCATTAGTGGTCTTCATTTACGTAGCAAAAAATGACGGTAATCCCCCCAGTGAAGTAATAATTGCTCTCCTTGGAACAAGCACGATTAGCATTGTTGGTTTGGTTGGTTTTGTGGTCAGTGGATTATTTAAAAGTAATAAAGATAAAGAGTAGTCATGCATGACTATGGTGCATGAATCCGCATGATCGTTTGAGGATCGTTCTAGATGAGGCCCGCCAGCAATGGCGGGCTTTTGCTTATGTCATGCAGGCGCATGAAAACCGCTACATAAAGTGGGCAGGCGTGGCGGGGCTACGAGCGCGCGTTCGTGGAAAGCGGTATTGTTCCTTTTCGAATCTATAGGCCCGTACTATCGATGTAATCGTGAACTTATCGGTGGAGAAAGTGTCAACCTATGTGTAAACTAGGCGTCATGAAACAAGAGATATTAAATGAAACATTATCAAGGAGGGCGACATGAGTGCTAACACTGAACGCATGTCCAATGCGCCCGTTTATTACGCATTGGTACAGGCTAAGTTCACGCCTGTGGCAAAAATGGCCATGTACATTCCTGACATACAGGAAGCGTTGCGAGTTGAGGGCTACCCTTTTTATGAGACTCAAAGTACTACCCAACTAAAGTTCGAGATCGTTAATCCGAACGAGCCGCCGGTTCATTCATTTGAGCCCGTCACGCAGTGGATAATCTTTAACGCTGAAAGAACTGCTGGGTTCGTCATAGGTAACGACTTTATTACCTTTCATACAACGGACTATAATACGCACGAACCATTTGTTTCTGCACTGATGCTGGGACTTAGTAAAGTTCTTGAGTTTGCAAGGCCGTCCTTGGTGAGCCGTATTGGGCTAAGATATCTTGATGCTGTATTTCCTGAAGGTGAAGAGGTTATAGAACAATACCTCGTAAATGAATTGCATGGGGTTAACCTTGGATTAACTCCTATTCAATCCTTACAGGAGGCCGTATATCAAACTTCCGTGGGACCAATGATTCAAAATGGCTTCATGGTTTCGCGTATTTACAAAACGAACACTCAACTTGGTTTTCCTCCGGACATGGTGCCTAATGGTTTGGTTGCACTACCAAGGTTTAGAGATACGGAACAGCGTCGTCATGCGGTCATTGATACTGATCACTATGTAGAAGGTAATATGCCATTTGACTTGCAAATGGTTGAAGAACAGATACTTTCCTTGCATAGTAAAGTTAAAGAAGCGTTTAAAGGTATGGTTTCAGATTTTGCTTGGGCAAAATGGAAATGATACATCGGAGGAATTAATATGTTTGCAACTCCTACTGGCGGTACTGGACGAATCGAGCGTTATGCGACTCCTCCGCTGAGTTGTACGCAAAACAGTTCGAAAATGCCGGGTATCGTGGTCGCTGCCTCATTATTGCTTGTTGGTACTGGTGCCTCTTATCCAGTTGATGGGTATAAGCATTGGCGTCATTATGTACAGCCAAGGGTTCAGTTTGCTTTTGACTCAAGTGATGCATTGATTTTTTCTGCTTCTGCCCCTGATGTTGATGTAAGAAGCGTTGCCCAGCATTTGGCTAATATACGAGAGATTCTGTCCCCTTCAATGTCTGAATTGGCAAAGGATTTGGGGATAACACGACAAGCTCTCTATAAGTGGCTTTCTGGAGAAAATCAGCCTGAAGATGACGTCAAAACGCTTGTTATCACAAATCTGAGTAACATTGCTGATGCCTTTTCTGAGGCAGGAATCGCTGATGCAAAAATGTTAGTCAAAATGAAAGCCTTCAATGGCCGGTCGTTAATGGACTTGGTCAAGGAAGGAGAAGATTGGCATAAGCCTGTCCAGATACTGATTGATGAATCTAAAGCGATGAATGCGGCTGCAGAGGCCGCCAATTTTGCAGCAAGTAAGGCGAAGCCTACAGATGGTTGGAAATCATCTGTTTCAATTCCTGGCACTGTAGAGGAATAAATCACATTTATGTTGGTACGAGGAACATCATGGCGTCAGGGGCATGTTCTTAAACATGATGATGCCGTTTCACTTGGACTTCTGAGCCCTGATGAAACTAACCATAAAGTTGTTGTTATTACACATGATTGTGATTTACAGAGTGATTCTGAAAAGAATGTTGAACTCATGTTTGGCCCCTTGAAAAAGGGGTCAAGCAAGATGAAGAGAGCAAAACACCCAAGAATCCTTGATCTTTGTTTTGAGAACCCTGAAAGCCCTAAGAAAGGGGCAGTTGAACTTCGACATGAAAGGAAAGCAATAATTTCTAAAAAGGATTTCCCTTTTACGGAAAATGATCCGGCATATACTATTTCGTCAGAAGAGAAACAGGGACTTAAACAGTGGTTAGCTGCTAAGTACGGTCGTCCCGCGTTCCCTGACTCCTTCGAAGAGCGGTTGCGCGCCTTTGACCTGGAAAAAAATGGCGAAGATGTTAAATTCGTTTTTGAAAAAGCAGTTGCTGACATAATTTCAACAAACTCAGAGCATTTGATTGGTGTGTTTTTTGATTTGGGTGAGGAGAGATTCATCGATCTCGAGGAAGGTGAACCTTACGAGCTTGCCATCAATGTGGTGTACGATGCGACAGAGGGCGGTCCAGATGCAAGAACTGCTGCAGAAAATACCTGTCTTGCTTTGAAAGAGCTATTTTTTAAATTCTATGGTGATCCGAAACAGGGGCATTCGGAACTCATCGAATTAACTAATTGTGTAGCAGTTGCTGATACTCATTTTTCACTTTATGCCTTGCGAAGAATGGATCAGTGGAGGGTGGAATACATCAGTCTTGAAGATGAGTCTTATGGAGACTTTATTGGCGCAGGTGTATGAACTGGCTGTTATTACAGCCAGTTTTCATTTCTTTATTCAACCTTCACTAAGTCTATACTCATCAAACTGGATAATTTCTTCTTTAACCCATTCATTTACTTCCATTAATCTTTTTTGAAGTGCAGTCAATTCATTACGAACAAATACACGGCTCGCCTTTTCTACATCGCCAAAACCGCCAACGTTATTAGGCATAATCCCCATCAGCTGCGGCGGCACGCGATGAGCTGCCAGCATGTCATCACGGCTCACATTCTTGATGTTAAGAAACTCATCTTTCGCGGCGACTTCTGACAGCGGGATGATCTGAATGCCGTCTTTCTTGCCGTTCGGGCTGTACATAAACAGGTTGCGGAAGTTGCCTGGCCCTTTCGATTTTTTCAGTGCTTCGCGTATGTTGTCCACGTCTTTCTGATCGGCTGCGGGGTCGCTCATGTACATGATGAAACCAGCATGGCTCCCGTTAAGGTAATATTTCCGGCGAAACAGCGTGGCCGATTCATTCAGCAGGGCGGAGGGAATGGCGGAGAGGTATTCGGGCATCCCGTAAAGCTCCTGGTTAACGTCGGGTTCCATCAGGTGAAACACGCTTCCCTCATCGAATTGATAGGGCTGTGAGTTGTAGCCATACTGTGCAAACCAGTAGATGTCCGGGTCAATGCCACGACGGGTATATTTGGCAAGCGAGGCGCGCAGCTCCATGATCTGCCCTAACCGGTTCATGCGTTTTTCAAGGTAGGCATTACCGAATACCAGAAAGTCCTGGGCGAACCGGGAAAAGGCTTGTTTAGACAGCCAGCGGTGAGGAATGAAGGTACTGGTAAGAATATTGCGTTTTACCTGAATAGCGCTGGAGTGATGCACGGCGGCGCGGTAAGTTCGCGCCAGGCCATCCATGCTGATCGGTGGTTCGTACCAGCGGTCTACCTGCACGCACTCCAGGTAATCAAATAACTCCCGGCGGTCCATCACGGGGATCGGATCGCCAAACGTAAACGCCTCCGCATGTGCATTACTGACCATGTTGGCCGTATCGGTGGCGGTCTGGCCGCGCGGTGCCTTGCTGCGGTTTTTGCGGTTAGCCATTAAAAAATCTCCACAATGTTGCTGGTACTGGCGGAAGCTCCTGCCAGTGGTTCGTTATAAAGTGCGTGCATGGTTGCCCAGGCTAAATCCGCGTGGCTGGCTTCCTCTGTGCGGGCTGCTTCGTAGGTTGGCCGGTTGCCACTGGCGGTGGTTGAACGGCGAATGGACATAAAGGACTGCGCGATATCCAGCATTCCCGCGTCAAACTCCAGACGGCGCCCGCTGATGATGTCGTAGGCTTTAAGCACCAGGGCATTTTTTACGGTCGGGTTGTAGACAAACTCACGCGCGGCAGGGAAAAACTGCTTAACCGTTTTGTAAACGCCATCGCCAACGCCGGTCGAGTCAATGCCGATGTAGGTCACGTTGTAGCGTCTGGTGATTTCCTCAATCGCTGAGGCCTGGGCGCGAAAGTCCATCCCGCGCCACTGGTGACGCTCAAGGATACGGAATTTACCGCCGGGAACGACGGGAGGCGCGATGACCACGCAACCGGCGCTGTCACCGTTCTGCGTTCCTTTTGCCGGGTCATAGCCGATCCAGACAGGGTGGTATGCAAACGGACGCAGTAAAAGCGGCTCGAAATCGTCCCACACATCCCAGCTGTCAACCATGCAGGACTGCAGCAACGCCAGCGGGAACACGGACGCCAGGTCGTCAACAAACTGACACATCAGCAGGTTGTTGTATTCGTCCGGGCTGTACTCCAGGCGCAGCTGGTCCAGGTCGAAAAGGTTACACCCGCCGTTTACTGCATCTTCGATGGTGACTATCTGGCGGTACTGGCCGTCAGGACATAAAACGCCGTGCGCCAGGCTACTGTGAGAAAGGTCAAATTCTACCCTGTCGGCTTTCGGGCGCCCTTTATTGAACAGGGCGCCAGACCAGAACGGGTAGGCGCTGTGCGTCAGGCTGGAAGGGGTAGAGAAATAGGTCTGACGCCATTTTTTGTGCAGCGCCATACCGGAGGCCACCTTGCGCAGCTCCTGGAATTTCGGTATCCAGAAATACTCATCAAGATACAGATTGCCGTGATAGCTCTGCGCGGTACGGGCATTTGTACCGAGGAAGTAAAGACAGGCGCCGTTAGGCAGCACCATCGGATCGCCTTTCAGCTCAACATCCACCTCTTTTGCGAAGTCGATGATGTACTGTTTAAAAACGTGTGCCTGAGCTTTACTCGCTGACAGAAAGATTTGATTTCGGCCCGTGGTCAGGGCGTCTATCAACGCTTCACGGGCGAAATAGTAGGTTGCACCGATCTGGCGTGACTTTAAGAGGTTGCGGATACGGTGCTTGATGCCAGCGTCCCACCAGTGGCGCTGGTACTCGAACATACCGGCGCGGAAAATCTCTTCCAGCTTTTCGATCTGTTCGTCGGTAAACAGGTTTTTTTCCGGCGGCTTGCGCGGACCTTTATTGCGGTTCGCCACGTTCGGATTCAGGTCTGCTTCATTCCCGCCATTGTTAAATTTGCCGATTCTGGCCTGTCGTTCGGACTGACGCGCCAGCAGGTCAATTTCTTTAAAATCCTTTCCTTCCTTCTGCTCCTTCATGACGAGCTGGCAGTAACGTGCGGCGGTGGTGAGCTGCATCTGATCCAGTGGGCCATATTCGCCCCACTTATCGCGTTTTTTCCAGCTGTGAACGGTTGCAACTTTCTCGCCCAGCATTTCAGCAATGCGGGCTACGCGGTATCCCTGAAAGTACATCAGCATTGCCTGACGACGGGGATCGAGGTCTGCGGGGGTCAGTGTTGTCATGGCACAAACATACGGCCTCAAATCAGCACTTTCCCCGGCTTCGCATTGTGTGGGAGTTCGCACAAGCCCAACGCGTTGTTTACACGCGCCCATCACCGCAAACATAAGGCTCTGAACGTGTTACGAACTAACTAACCGGAGCCGGACCGATGGCAAAAAAATCTAAGCGTTTTCGTATTGGGGTCGAAGGGGCCACTACTGACGGGCGCGTTATTGAGCGTGAATGGCTCACCCAGATGGCGGCGAGCTATAACCCGCAGGTATACACCGCGCTGATCAATATGGAACACATCAAGGGCTTCACCCCTGATGGGCCTTTCCGTCGTTTTGGCATGGTGGAAAAGCTGGAAGCGGAAGAAATCACCGAAGGGGCATTATCCGGGAAAATGGCGCTGTATGGCTGGATTGCCCCGACTGACGATCTGGTCACGATGACTAGCAACTGGCAGAAGCTTTTCACCTCAATGGAAGTTAACACCAGCTTTGCCGATACCGGCTCCGCTTATCTGGTTGGCCTGGCGATTACTGACGATCCGGCAAGCCTCGGTACTGAAATGCTGCAGTTCAGTGCCAGCGCAGAACATAACCCACTGGCGCGCCGCAAGCTGGACAAAGACAACCTGTTTACCGCTGCTGTTGAAACGCTGATCGAGTTTGAGGACGTGCCGGAAAAAAACAGCCTGTTTACCCGCGTTAAAGAGCTGCTGTCCCGCAAAGGCGCCGATGATAACGCCCGCTTTGCTGATGTGAATCAGGCTGTTGAAACTATCGCGCGTGAGCATCAGACGCTGGCGGAGCAGGTCAGCACCCATCAGACCGATTTCAGTAACAAGCTGAGCGATATGCAAAAGGTTGTTGATGAGACAACCAGCGCACTCTCCACCCTGCGTGAGCAGCTTTCCACTCAGGACAGCCGCAGCGAACGCCGCCCTAATGCGACCGGTAATAACGGCGCAGAACAAACCACCGATTGCTGACGGAGCAAAAGCACAATGAAAAAAGAGACACGTTTTAAATTCAACGGCTATCTGACGCAGCTCGCCAAACTCAACGGCGTATCTGTGAGCGATATCGCCTCGAAATATACGGCTGAGCCGTCAGTGGCGCAGACGCTGGAAACGAAAATCCAGGAGTCTTCCTCGTTCCTGCAGAAAATCAACATTATCCCGGTTGATGAGCAGTCCGGCGAGCGTCTGGGGCTGGGTATTGGTTCCAGTATTGCCGGAAATACTGATACCACCCAGAAAGACCGTGAACCCGTTGATCCGACTTACATCGACGGTGAAGGGTACAAGTGTACCCAGACCAACTCTGATACGGCGCTGCCCTATGCGAAGCTGGATTTATGGGCCAAATTCCAGGACTTCCAGACGCGCATCCGTGACGCCATCATTACCCGCCAGGCGCTTGACCGCATCATGATCGGCTTCAACGGCGTGAAGCGTGAAAAAACGTCTGACCGCGCGACCTATCCACTGCTGCAGGATGTGAATATCGGCTGGCTGGAAAAAATCCGCCAGGAGAAACCCGTTCAGGTGATGGATAAGATCGTGTCCGAAGGCGAAGTTATTTCTCAGACTATCCGTGTCGGTAAAGGCGGTGATTTCCTGAATCTGGACGCGCTGGTTATGGGCGCCGTTAATGAGAAAATCGCGCCGTGGTATCAGGAAGATACGGAGCTTGTGGTTATCGTCGGGCGCCAGTTGCTGGCGGATAAATATTTCCCGATCGTCAACCGTGACCAGCCAAACAGCGAAGCGCTGGCGGCAGATCTTATAGTCAGCCAGAAGCGTATCGGCAACCTCCCGGCCGTTCGTGCGCCGTTCTTCCCGGCGAATGCCATGCTGATCACCCGCCTGGATAACCTGTCTATTTACTGGCAATCAGGCTCCCGCCGCCGTTCGGTCATCGACAATCCGAAGCGTGACCGCGTGGAGAACTTCGAGTCCGTTAACGAGGCGTATGTTGTCGAAGATTACGACGGCGTTTGCCTGGTTGAGAACATCGAACTGTTGCCCGTGCAGGCAGGTGGCAATGCCAGCCCAGCGCTGACAACTGAAACCATCCAGGAAATCGTCACGGCAGCGGTGAAAGGCGCGCTTGATGCGCAGGCAGCTGGCGGTGCTGGCGCCGGAGCGTGATAAATGAATCCGTTCCGTGCTCACACTCAGTATGTACAGGCACAGGATGCCGCCCGGCAGGGCGGCAGTAATGCCAGCCTGACGGGCTACAACCAGATGCTGTTACAGCTGACAGAACACCGCAGGCGCCTTAAAACCGTCCAGTCAAATGAGCGCAAGGCTCAGCTCAAACGTGAGTTTCTTCCCGCTTATGCCTCATGGATTGCCGGTTTACTGGATGCTGACGCGTCAGGCCAGGACGACGTGGCGATGTACGTCATGATCTGGCGCATTGATGCCGGAGACTATACCGGCGCGCTGGACATTGCCCGCCATGCCATTAAACACGGCTGGGTCCTGCCGCAGCGATTCAACCGGACCTGCGGGACCGCTGTTGCGGAAGAGTTTGCCGACGCGGCAATGCGCGCTTTTTCTGCCGGTGAATCATTCAGTGCCGCCATTCTTACCCAGGTGCTCGATATCGTTGAAGGTCAGGATATGCCGGATCAGTCCCGCGCCCGACTTCATAAGGCGATGGGCTACGCGCTGCGGGATAACGATCAGGCAGTGGCGGCACTTAACCATCTGAAGCGTGCCCTGCAGCTGGATAACAGTTCTGGCGTCAAAACCGAAATCAACAAGCTTGAAAGCCGATTGCGACAGGCAATGTCGGCTTAACGAATCGTGCCAACGCGCGGGGCGGCACGGGGTGGCGACAGGCTTTATGCCGCGTCAAAACCCCGTCCACCGCCCAACTATTTGGGAGTGCCAGAAATATGCAATTCGTTTCGCCGGAACAGGCCGGGGAAAGTACCCAGGACGTTATTAAAAACACCAGTTTCTGGCCTGATGTCAGGGTTTCAGAGTTCCGCCGTGATATGCGCATGGATGGGAGTGTCACCGATCCGCGCCTGCGTCTGGCGTTACTGACAGCGATTGCTGAAGTTAACGCCGATCTTTATGAGTTCCGCGAGAAACAACGGGCGCAGGGGTATGCGAGCCTGGCCGACGTCCCTGCAGATGTGATCGACGGCGAAAGCCAGCGGCTCATGCTGTATCGCCGTGCGGTGTTTTGCTGGGCAAAAGCAAACCTGGTTGAGCGCTATCGCGATTTTGACGCAACCGGCGACGGAAGCAAGAAAGCTGAAGATATCGAAACAACCTTAGGCGAGCTGTGGCGCGATGTGCGCTGGGCGGAGTCCCGCCTGCGCGATATGCCGCATATGACGGTGGAGCTGATTTGATGAAAGTGCGTGCGCATCAGTATGACACGGTGGACGCACTCTGCTGGCGCCATTACGGGCGCACGCAGGGAGTCACTGAACAGGTGCTGCAGGCGAATCCGGGGCTGGCTGAATATGGCCCCTTTTTACCGCACGGGCTGCAGGTGGAGCTGCCGGACATTACGGCGTCAACCACTGCGCAGACTGTCCAGTTATGGGACTGAACTATGACGCTTGAACGAATCAGCGCCTTTATCACTTACTGCGTTGCCCTGCTTCTGGCATGGCTCGGCGATTTGTCTCTTAAAGATGTGTCGACCATCACCGGTCTTGCGCTGGGGATTATTACTGCAGCGGTGACCTGTTATTTACGCTGGAAAGCCTACCAGCTGCTGCGGGACGGCAGAATATCCAGGGGGGAATATGAGTCCTTCAATCGTTAAGCGTTGCCTGGTCGGCGCGGTGCTGGCGATTGCCGCCACGCTGCCGGGTTTTCAGTCGCTTCATACCTCCGTCGAGGGGCTGAAACTGATTGCTGATTTCGAAGGGTGTCGCCTCCAGCCATACCAGTGCAGCGCCGGGGTATGGACTGACGGGATCGGCAATACGTCCGGGGTAGTACCGGGCAAAACCATAACGGAGCGACAGGCCGCGCAGGGGCTGATTAATAACGTGTTGCTGACGGAAAAAAGGATTGAAGCCTGCCTGCAGGTTAAGCCACCTCAGCATGTTTACGATGCCCTGATCAGTATCGGTTTCAATGTCGGAACGGGGGCAATCTGCCGGTCAACAATGGTTTCTTACATCAATCGCCAGCAATGGTGGCAGGCGTGCAACCAGCTCCCCCGCTGGGTTTATGTAAATGGTCAACGGAATAAAGGGCTGGAAAACCGGCGCGCCCGTGAGCTTGCCTGGTGTCTTAAAGGGGCAGGGGCATGACGCGCGCGCTGGCGGTGATCCTGGCTCTGGTGCTGGCATTGCTGGGCTGGCAGTCATGGCGGCTTAACAATGCCGGTCACACCATCGGGACGCAGGCTGAGGCGCTTAAAAAGAACAAGCAGGAGCTGGCGAAGAAAAACAGCCAGCTCATCAGCCTGTCCATTCTTACTGAAACCAACAGCCGGGCGCAGATGCAACTTTATGCTGCAGCGGAGGAGACTTCCGCGCTGTTGCGGAGCCGCCAGCGCCGGATCGAGGAGCTAAAACGTGAAAACGAGGATTTACGCCGCTGGGCTGACACTCCTTTGCCTGCTGACATTATCCGGCTGCGGGACCGCCCGGCCCTCGCCGGAGGTGCAGCTTACCGTGAGTGGTTGTCCAAAAGTGACGCAGTGCCGCCTGGACAGGTCAGCGCCGCGCAGTAATGGGGATTTGAACCAGGTGCTGGATGAGACTGAGGCCGCCTGGGCGGTATGTGCCGACAAAGTGGACACGATCATAGCGTGTCAGGAGCAAGACAGTGAACAAGCCGCAGTCCTTACGCAACGCCCTGAATAAATCGGTGGCGTATGTCCGTGACAACCCGGACAAACTGCACCTTTTTGTTGATAACGGTTCGCTGGTTGCAACCGGCGCCCGTTCAATGTCATGGGAATACCGCTACACCCTGAACGTGGTGATTGAAGATTTTAGCGGCAACCAGAATTTAGTGATGGCGCCCGTATTGCTCTGGTTAATGACCAATCAACCGGACGCTATCAACAACCCGGAGCTGCGCGAAAAACTTTTTACCTTTGACGTCGATATCCTGAGCAATGATCTGTGTGATATCAGCCTCAATCTGCAGCTAACGGAGCGCGTGATTGTCAGCACAGACGGCACCGTATCGAGCGTTGAAGCGGTGCCGGAACCCGACGTACCCGAAGAAATGTGGACGGTGAAACGTGGATGACCTGCAGAGGGTGGATGACTGGCTGGCGGCCCTGCTGGCGAATCTGGAACCGGCAGCCCGCAACCGTATGATGCGACAACTGGCGCAGGAGCTGCGCCGGTCGCAACAGCAAAATATCAGGCTGCAGCGTAATCCAGACGGCACCACCTTTGAGCCGCGCCGGGTGACGGCCAGAAGTAAAAAGGGGCGCATCAAGCGCCAGATGTTCGCCAAATTGCGCACCACTAAATACCTGAAAACCGCAGCCACTGCGGACTCTGCCAGCGTGCAGTTTGATGGGAAAGTCCAGCGCATCGCCCGTGTTCACCATTATGGTCTGCGTGATCGAGTCAGACGCAACGGCCCGGAGGCCCGGTACCCGGCACGCCGTCTTTTGGGCGTGAATGATGAGGTGGAAACCATCACCCGTGACACGCTGTTGCGCTGGCTGTCGGAGTGAAATTTGTGTCACGGACGGCACAAAACCTAACGCTGCCTCCCTTTTCCCTCTGATGGCAACCTTTCGTTATGAACGCACAACTAACCGAAATCATGCGCCTTATCACCAACCTGATCCGCACCGGCACCGTAACCGAAGTGGACCGGGAAAACTGGCTGTGCCGGGTGAAAGTGGGCGAGCTTGAAACCAACTGGATTAACTGGCTGACACTGCGCGCAGGCGGTGCCCGTACATGGTGGTGCCCATCGCCGGATGAGCAGGTGGTGGTGCTGAGTATGGGCGGCAATCTGGAAACCGCTTTTGCCTTACCTGCGATCTATTCCAACCAGTTCGCCCCGCCGTCGGACTCTGTGGACGGCTGCGTAACGGAATACCCGGACGGTGGCTGGTTTGAATATGAACCAGCGACCGGCCGCTGGCATGTGCGGGGCATCAAATCCATGGTGATCGAGGCTGCAGATAACATAACCCTGAAAACGGGGGAATTTGTGGTGGAAGCAAGCAACACGCGCATAAACAGCGAAGTGGTGATCAATGGTGGCGTCACCCAGGGCGGCGGCGCCATGAGTTCTAACGGGATCGTAGTCGATAAACACGGTCATACCGGCGTTAAATCCGGTGGTGATACATCGGGAGGTCCGGTATGACGCTGTATATCGGCATGAGTCAGGGCAACGGCAAGGCCATTACCGACACGGACCACCTGCGCCAGTCGGTCCGGGATATTCTGCTGACCCCGCAGGGGAGCCGCATTGCCCGGAGGGAATACGGCTCGCTTCTGTCTGAACTGATAGACCAGCCGCAGAACCCGGCGCTGCGCCTGCAGGTTATGTCTGCGGTCTATGTGGCTCTGAGTCGCTGGGAGCCACGGCTTACCCTGGATTCCATCACCATAAACAGCAGTTTTGATGGTTCGATGGTGGTTGAGCTTACCGGGCAGCGTGATAACGGCGCGCCTGTTTCTCTTTCGGTATCAACAGGAGCAGACAATGGCAGTCATTGACCTTTCCCAGCTGCCCGCCCCGCAGATAGTGGATGTGCCGGATTTTGAAACGCTGCTAAACGAACGGAAAGCCGCGTTTGTAGCCCTTTATCCGGCAGACGAGCAGGACGCGGTAAGGCGCACGCTTGAGCTGGAGTCTGAACCCGTGACCAAGCTCCTGCAGGAAAATGCGTATCGTGAAATCCTCCTGCGTCAGCGCATTAACGAGGCGGCGCAGGCGGTCATGGTGGCTTATTCCATGGGGAGTGATCTCGATCAGCTGGCCGGTAACTGCAACGTAAAACGTCTGACGGTTATTCCTGCAGATAACGACGCGGTACCGCCGGTTGCTGCCGTGATGGAAAGTGATGAGGCGCTGCGTCAGCGTGTTCCTGCAGCTTTTGAAGGGCTGTCAGTTGCAGGCCCAACGGGAGCTTACGAGTTTCACGCTAAAAGCGCTGACGGGCGAGTGGCTGACGCCAGCGCAACCAGCCCGGCCCCGGCTGAGGTGGTGCTTACCGTGCTGAGCCGTGAGGGCGACGGAACGGCTGCGGCGGATCTGCTGGCTGTGGTTGAACAGGCGCTTAACAGTGAGAACGTGCGGCCGGTTGCTGACCGTCTGACGGTGCGCAGCGCTGAAATCATTCCGTACAGCGTGGATGCGACGATCTTTCTTTACCCGGGGCCAGAAGCTGAGCCGGTGATGGAGGCGGCAAAAGCCAGCCTGCAGAAATATATCGCCAGCCAGACGAGGCTGGGGCGTGATATTCGCCGCAGTGCTATTTATGCCGCGCTGCATGTTGAAGGTGTGCAGCGTGTTGAGCTGGCCTCGCCGCTCACTGATGTGGTGCTGGATAAGACACAAGCCGCTTCATGTACGGAATGGAGCGTAACCAACGGGGGAACGGATGAATAGTCTGCTTCCTCCTGGTTCATCGCCGCTTGAGCGCCGCCTGGCGCAGACCTGCAGCGGCATTTCCGATCTGCAGGTGCCGCTGCGGGATTTATGGAACCCGGCAACATGCCCGGTCAAGTTTCTGCCGTATCTGGCGTGGGCCTTTTCGGTTGATCGCTGGGACGAAGGATGGGCGGAGAGCGTGAAGCGCCGTGTGGTGCAGGATGCGTTCTATATCCATCAGCACAAGGGCACTACCAGCGCGGTGCGGCGTGTGGTGGAGCCGTTCGGCTTTCTGATCCGCATCATTGAATGGTGGCAGACCGGCGAGGCGCCGGGCACGTTTCGCCTGGATATTGGGGTGCAGGACCAGGGCATAACAGAGGAAACCTATCTGGAGCTGGAGCGCCTGATTGGTGACGCCAAACCCTGCAGCCGGCATCTGATCGGCATGTCCATAAACCTGCAGACGAGCGGACCATATTTTGTGGGAGCTGCCACTTACACCGGCGAAGAAATCACGATTTACCCGTATATCAACGAAACCATCATTTCCGGTGGCACTGCCTACGAGGGCGGCGCCGTCCATGTTATCGACACAATGAGAGTGAACCCATGAGCGCAAAATTTTATACCCTGCTGACGGATATTGGCGCGGCGAAACTGGCAAGCGCTGCCGCGCTCGGTGTGCCGCTGAAAATTACCCAGATGGCGGTGGGGGATGGCGGCGGCGTGCTTCCAACTCCCAGCGCACAACAGACGAAGCTGGTTTCCGAAAAGCGGCGCGCTGACCTGAACATGCTTTACATCGATCCGCAGAACAGCAGCCAGATTATTGCTGAGCAGGTGATTCCTGAAACGGAGGGCGGTTGGTGGATTCGTGAGGTTGGGCTGTTTGATGAAACGGGCGCGCTGATCGCAGTGGGGAACTGCCCGGAGAGCTATAAGCCGCAGCTGGCAGAGGGAAGCGGCCGCACGCAGACAGTGCGCATGGTACTGATTACCAGCAGCACCGATAACATTACGCTGAAAATTGATCCGTCCGTAGTGCTGGCAACCCGAAAATATGTTGATGACAAGGTGCTGGAACTGAAGGTGTATGTCGATGAGCTGATGGCGGCGCATCTTGCTGCAGCTGATCCGCATACGCAATATGCGACAAAAGCCAGCCCGACGTTTACCGGCACCCCAAAAGCCCCGACTGCAGCTGCAGGTAACAATACCACTCAGCTTGCCACGACTGCGTTTGTGCAGGCGGCTCTGATCGCCCTGGTGAATGGCGCCCCGGCTACGCTGGACACGCTGAAAGAAATTGCTGCGGCTATCAACAACGATCCTAATTTCAGCACCACTATAAATAACGCGCTTGCACTCAAAGCCCCACTGGCAAGCCCGGCCCTGACCGGAACACCGACGGCACCCACAGCTGCACAGACTGTCAACAATACGCAAATTGCCACCACTGCTTTCGTTAAATCAGCTCTGGCTGCGCTTGTTGGCTCATCACCTGCGGCGCTTGATACCCTGAACGAGCTGGCGGCGGCGTTAGGAAACGATCCTAATTTTGCCACCACCGTGACAAATGCGCTGGCAGGCAAGCAGCCACTTGATGGCACGCTGACAACCTTGTCTGGAAAGACCGCTATGGGGATTATCGAATACCTTGGTTTAGTGAATTCTTCAGGGATGGTTGGTCGACTCGTCAGTATTAAGAAATTCACCGCGAGTGGAACATACACACCAACAGCAGGTACGAAGTTTATTAGGGTCAGACTCGTTGGCGCAGGTGGTGCAGGTGGGGGCGCTGCCGCCTCTACCGTTTCAGGCTATCTGGCAGCCGGGCGCGGAGGTGGAGGTGGCAGTTATGGTGAAACGACATTGATTGATGTCACCTCAGTCTTATCTGTCGTGGTTATCGTCGGGGGTGCTGGAGTTGGGGCTGCCGGAAGTTCAGGAACAGCCGGAGGTTCATCCTCATTTGGTAGTTACATCACAGCACCAGGCGGTGATGGCGGCGGTATGGGGGCATCAGGGCCAGCTAACAACAGCCTTGTATCTGATTTGGGCAACTCTGGAAAAGAATGCACCGGAACCGATGTTTTAATTTCAATTCCGGGAGAGGGGGGCGGCGGACAGATGTCTTTATCCACAGGAACAGCTAAAGGTGGTCATGGCGGTTCTTCAATTTTGGGAACAGGCGGCTCGGCTTATACCGCAAATCAACAGGGCGGTTATGGTTGGGGCTTTGGCGCCGGTGGTGCCGGGTCTGTTACTGTGTACGCACAAGGCACATCAGCAACGGCGGGTGGACATGGCAGTAACGGAATTGTCATCATTGAGGAGTATGCCTGATGCAAAATTATGCGTTAATCAAAAATGGTGTCGTTGAAAACGTCGTTATCTGGGATGAGCATGGAGATATATTTGACGATTACACCGTGGTCAATTTAGAGGGTCTTTTAGCCGGTATTGGTTGGGCTTATGACGGCGAAAAGTTTACCGCACCACCAGAACCTGAACCTACTCACGATGAGCTTGTTCAGCAAGCTGAAATCCATAAGCAGGAATTAATCAGCGATGCCAATAATTATATTGATAGCAACCAGTGGCCTTCGAAACTGGCACTTGGACGCCTGTCGGATGCAGATAAGCAGTCATTTAATGAATGGCTTGATTATCTTGATGCGCTGGACGCGGTAGATATATCTGCTGCATCTGATGTGAACTGGCCCAGCCGCCCTGAGAAATGAATATGCCCCGCACCTGCGGGGATTTTTTGACCCCTTTCATTGTATCATTCCCCACACATAGCCAGGCGCGTGCGCCGCGCGCATATCAACCAGAACATAGGCACTCCCCCTGTAAATCGGAGAGGCTGCCTTATGGCTAAGGATTATCACCACGGTGTGCGCGTCGTTGAGGTCAACGATGGCACCCGCCCAATTTCAACAGTAAGCACGGCAATTGTCGGTATGGTCTGTACCGGCGATGATGCAGATGCGTCCGTGTTCCCCCTCAATAAACCGGTCCTGCTCACCGACGTGCTGACCGCCAGCGGTAAAGCAGGCGAGTCTGGCACGCTGGCCCGCTCGCTGGATGCAATTGCCGATCAAGCTAAACCCGTGACCGTCGTTGTGCGCGTTGCACAGGGTGAAACCGAAGCGGAGACAACCTCCAACATTATCGGCGGCGTGACAGCTGACGGTAAAAAAACGGGTATGAAAGCGCTGTTATCTGCGCAGTCTCAGCTCGGCGTTAAGCCGCGCATTCTGGGCGTGCCGGGGCATGACACGCAGGCGGTTGCCACTGAGCTGCTGAGCGTGGCGCAGAGTTTGCGCGGGTTCGCCTATCTGTCAGCCTACGGCTGCAAAACGGTAGAGGAGGCCATTGCCTACCGCGCTAATTTTAGCCAGCGCGAGGGAATGCTGATCTGGCCTGATTTCATCAGTTTTGACACCGTGCTGAATGCTGACGCAACGGCTTACGCCTCAGCCCGTGCGCTTGGCTTGCGTGCCAAAATTGACGAACAGACCGGCTGGCACAAATCCCTGTCCAACGTAGGCGTGAACGGCGTCACCGGCATTTCTGCTGATGTGTTCTGGGATTTGCAGGACCCGGCAACCGATGCGGGGCTGCTGAACCAGAACGATGTCACCACGCTGATCCGCAAAGACGGTTTCCGCTTCTGGGGTTCCCGCTGCCTCAGTGACGATCCTCTGTTTGCCTTTGAAAACTACACCCGCACCGCGCAAGTTCTGGCTGACACCATCGCAGAAGCGCACATGTGGGCGGTGGATGGCGTGCTTAACCCGTCACTGGCCCGCGACATTATCGAAGGTATTCGCGCCAAACTGCGCAACCTGAAAACGCAGGGCTACATCATCGGCGCCGACTGCTGGCTGGATGAGTCCGTAAACGATAAAGATTCCCTGAAAGCCGGGAAGCTCACTATCGATTACGACTATACGCCGGTACCGCCTCTGGAAAACCTGATGCTGCGCCAGCGCATCACCGATCAGTATCTGCTGGATTTCTCCAGCCAGGTCAGCGCGTAAGGGGACAATATGGCTTTACCACGCAAGTTAAAACACCTGAACCTGTTTAACGACGGGAATAACTATCAGGGGATTGTTGAGTCCCTGACCCTGCCTAAATTCGGCCGCAAGTTTGAAAAGTATCGCGGCGGCGGTATGCCCGGTTCGGCTGATGTTGATCTGGGGCTGGATGATGGCGCGCTGGACACGGAATTTTCAATCGGTGGCACCGAACTGCTGTTATTCAAACAGATGGGTAAAGCCACCGTTGACGGTATCCAGCTGCGTTTCACCGGCTCCATTCAGCGTGATGACACCGGCGAAGTGCAGGCCGTTGAGCTGGTTGTGCGCGGGCGACATAAAGAAGTCGATTCCGGCGAATGGAAAACCGGCGAGAGCAACACCACAAAAGTCAGCAGCACCAACAGCTACGCGAAGCTGACCATTAACGGCGAGGTGCTCTATGAGGTTGATGTGATCAACATGATTGAAATCGTTGATGGCGTGGACCTGATGGAAGAACATCGCAACGCCCTGGGCCTCTGATCTACTTTAAAGGCGCGGGCAGCCGCGCCAGTACCTTATTAACAGGAAATGACAATGAGCGAACAACAGACTGAAAAAACCGTACAGCTGGACACCCCAATCAAACGCGGTAAAACCGAAATTGCCGAAATTGTGCTGCGCAAGCCGCAGTCCGGCGCGCTGCGTGGCACCCGTCTGCAGGCGATTATGGATATGGACGTCGGCGCGATGATGACGATTATTCCCCGCATCTCCACGCCCGCGCTGACCGCTCAGGAAATGGCTGAAATGGACCCCGCCGATCTCACCGCGCTGTCGGTTGAGGTGGTCACTTTTTTGTTGAAGAAATCGGTGCTTGCCGGTTTGCCGACAGCCTGACGGTAGAAGACCTGGTGGCTGATATCGCCACCATTTTTCACTGGCCGCCGTCCGTCACTGACGTTATGCCGCTGACCGAAGTGCTGGAGTGGCGGCATAAAGCGATTCAGAGAAGCGGGGCCAGCGATGAGTGATACTAACCTGCGTTTGCAGGTAATTCTAAATGCGGTTGATAAGCTCACCCGCCCATTCCGATCAGCGCAGGCCAGTTCTAAAGAGCTGGCTACCGCCATTCAGCAAAGCCGCGCAAGATTAAAAGAACTGGACGCCCAGGCGGGCCGTATTGACGGTTTCCGCAAGGCAAGCGCGCAGCTGGCCGTCACCGGCAACAGTCTTAAAGCCGCACGCGAAGAAGCGGCGAAGCTTGCCACGCAGTTCTCGGCCACTAACCGGCCGACGGCGGCGCAGGCGCGTCTGCTGGAGCAGGCAAAAAACCGCGTTAACGAGCTGCAGAGCAAATACAACGGCCTGCGTCAGTCGGTGCAGCGTCAGCGTCTTGCGCTCAATGAGGCCGGGCTGGACACCAAAAAGCTGAGCAGTGCGCAGCGGGAGCTGCGGCAGAATGCCGACGAAACCCGGCAGGCGCTGGACCGACAGCAGAAATCCCTTAAACGCCTGGGCGAGCAGCAGGCCCGTATGAACGCGGTCCGCGATCAGTATTCGCGGCGGCTTGAGGTGCGGGATCGTATTGCAGGCGCCGGAGCAACGACTACTGCCGCCGGGCTGGCGATGGGCGCGCCGGTGATGGCTGCCGTTAAAAGCTATGCCAGCATGGAAGATGCGATGAAAGGCGTGGCAAAGCAGGTTAACGGGCTGCGGGACGACAACGGCAACCGCACAAAACAGTTTTATGACATGCAGGATGCCATCAAGGCCGCCAGTGAACAGCTGCCGATGGAGAATGGCGCCATCGACTATGCCGCGCTGGTTGAAGGTGGCGCCCGCATGGGCGTGACAAACCAGAACGATTCTTACGAAGACCAGAAGCGTGACCTGCTGGCCTTTGCATCCACTGCAGCAAAGGCCGCAACGGCATTCGAGCTGCCCGCTGATGAGCTGGCGGAGGGGCTGGGGAAAATCGCGCAGCTCTATAAAGTGCCGACCCGTAATATTGAACAGCTGGGCGATGCCCTGAACTACCTGGACGATAACGCCATGTCTAAGGGCGGCGATATCATCAATGTGCTGCAGCGCATGGGGGGTGTGGCCGACCGGCTTGATTTCCGAAAGGCGGCCGCGCTGGGTTCCACCTTCCTGTCTCTGGGTGCCGCGCCTGAAATTGCCGCCAGCGCATCAAATGCGATGGTGCGCGAACTGTCGATTGCGACCATGCAGAGCAAGCGGTTCATGGAAGGTATGGATCTGCTGAAACTCAATCCAGAAGAGATTGAAAAGCAGATGACAAAGGACGCAATGGGGACCATTCAGCGCGTGCTGGAGAAGGTCAACAAGCTGCCGCAGGATAAACGCCTGTCCGCCATGACGATGATATTTGGTAAGGAGTTTGGCGACGATGCGGCGAAGCTTGCAAACAACCTGCCGGAGCTGCAGCGCCAGCTGAAACTCACCTCAGGCACTGAGGCTAACGGCTCCATGCAGAAAGAATCCGATATCAATAAGGATTCACTTTCCGCGCAGTGGTTGCTTGTTAAAACGGGCGCGCAGAACGCTTTCAGTAGCCTGGGTGAAACCCTGCGCCAGCCGCTGATGGATATCATGGGGTACGTCAAAAGCGTTACCGGGGCACTGCGTCGATGGGTTGAGGCTAACCCGCAGCTGGCGGGCACGCTGATGAAAGTGGCGGCTGCCACTGCTGCGATCACCGTTGTACTCGGCACACTGGCGGTGGCCGTGGCTGCCGTGCTGGGGCCACTGGCGGTGTTCCGTTTAGGCCTGTCCGTGCTGGGGGTAAAAACACTCCCCTCCGTTATGTCCGCAGTGACCCGCACCGGCGGTGCGCTGTCCTGGCTGGCAAATGCGCCGCTTTCCCTGTTGCGCCGTGGCATGGCGGCATCCGGCAGCAGCACCGGATTGCTGACTACTCCCCTTAACTCCCTGCGCCGTTCTGCCGGGCTGGCCGGTGCGCCGCTTGCTGTCCTTCGCGGCGGAATGTCTGGTATTCGCAACATTATCGGCATGGTAATGAATCCGCTGGCCGCGTTGCGCGGGGGATTATCCGCTGCCGGTGGCGTGCTTCGTTTTCTGGCGTCCGGCCCGCTGGCCCTCCTTCGCGTTGCGCTGTACGGGATTTCTGGATTGCTGGGCGCCCTGCTTAGTCCGATAGGGCTCGTTGTGGCGGCGCTGGCTGGCGTGGCGCTGGTTGTCTGGAAATACTGGCAGCCGATAAGCGCATTTTTAGGCGGAGTGGTTGAAGGATTCAAAGCTGCAGCTGCGCCTGTCAGTGCGGCGTTTGAGCCACTGCAGCCTGTTTTCCAGTGGATAGGTGACAAGGTCCAGGCATTGTGGGGCTGGTTTACTGATCTGCTGACGCCGGTTAAATCCACCTCTGCAGAGCTGCAAAGCGCGGCGTCGATGGGGCGGCAGTTTGGGGAGGCGCTGGCGGCAGGGCTGAACATGGTCATGCACCCGCTGGATTCGCTTAAATCGGGCGTGTCCTGGCTGCTTGAAAAACTTGGCATTGTCAGCAAGGAAGCGGCCAAAGCGAAGCTTCCTGAGCAGGTCACGCGGCAGCAACCAGCCACGGTAAACACAGACGGTAAAGTGGTGCTGCCGCCTGGCGGATTCCCGACGATGGGTTTTGCGGGCATGTACGACAGCGGCGGTACCATTCCGCGCGGCCAGTTCGGCATCGTGGGTGAGAATGGCCCAGAGATCGTAAACGGGCCCGCCAATGTCACCGGCAGGAAACGGACTGCTGATCTGGCGAGGGTGGCGGCAACGCTCAATCCTTCCCGGACGGAACCGGTCAGCGCTAAACAACGTCCTGAACGCGGGATAGTTCTGCCGCCTGATAGTGTGAACGGTCCGGCAAATATTCCGGTAATCAATCGCACTACTGAACTGGTGAAACTGGCGGCAACAGTAAGCCCCGTTCGTGATGTAACAGCCAGCCCGGAGCAACGGCCTGAAAGCAGGTTAATACTGCCTCCTGAGATTGTTAACGCCCCGGTAAAACTTCCTGGTCGGGATCGTGCTGCGGAGCTGGCTGATATAGCTGCTGCCGTCATGCCAGCACCGGCCATTATGGAAATCACGGATAACAGGGCTGACCCGATGGCTATGCGCCAGAAGGTGTTCGCTTCCGTGGTCGCTGGCGTAATGGGCCTGGCGGCTGCCCCGGCAGAAGCCGCACCACTTCATCCGTACAGTGTGCCTGTCAGGACGCAACCGGCGCCGTCGCCGAAGGAAGAGAGACAGCCGCAGGTAATTAAGTACGAGATAAGCGCGCCAATTCATATTGTCGCGCAGCCAGGGCAAAGCGCGCAGGATATCGCCCGCGAGGTGGCCCGGCAGCTTGATGAGCGTGAGCGCAGGGCCAGGGCAAAAACACGCAGTAATTACAGTGATCGAGGGGGTTACGAATAATGATGATGGTGCTGGGGTTGTACGTATTCATGCTGCGAACAGTGCCCTATCAGGAGCTGCAGTATCAGCGCAGCTGGCGGCACGCAGCCAACAGCCGGGTTAACCGGCGCCCGTCAACGCAGTTTCTTGGACCGGATAACGATACGCTTACTCTGTCCGGTGTCCTGCTGCCGGAGATTACCGGCGGCAGGTTGTCTTTGCTGGCGCTGGAGCAGATGGCGGAGCTGGGAAAAGCCTGGCCTCTGATTGAGGGGAGCGGGACGATTTACGGCATGTTTGTGATCGAGAGTCTGAGCCAGACAAAAACAGAATTTTTTGAGAGCGGTATGCCCCGGCGCATCGAATTTTCGCTGAGCCTGAAACGGGTGGATGAGTCGCTGTCTGATATGTTCGGCAGCCTCAGCGACCAGCTCAGTAATTTGCAGGAATCTGCCACCTCTGCGATAGGCAATATGAAAAATACGGTTGGAGGGTTACTGCAGTGAATTTCAGCTCTGATCTCCTGAACCTGAACAGCAAAACTCCCGGTTTCAGTATCATCATTGAAGGTAAAGATGTGACTACCGTGCTGGATGCGCGCCTGATGAGTCTGACGCTGACGGATAACCGGGGCTTTGAAGCGGACCAGCTTGATCTGGAACTGGACGACTCGGACGGGCTAATCGTTCTGCCGCGTCGGGGGGCCATTATTCAGTTTGCGCTGGGGTGGAAAGGTCAGCCGCTTTTTCCGAAAGGGGCGTTTACTGTCGATGAGATTGAGCACAGCGGCGCGCCTGATCGTCTCACAATCCGCGCGCGTAGTGCAGATTTCCGTGAAACCCTGAATACGCGGCGTGAAAAGTCCTGGCACCAGACAACGGTGGGCGAAGTTGTGAAGGAAATCGCGGGCAGGCATAAATTAAAGATGGCGCTGGGAAAGGACCTGTTGGACAACCCTGTCGATCATCTTGACCAGACTAATGAAAGCGACGCCAGCTTTTTGATGAAGCTGGCGCGGCAGTATGGGGCGATAGCCTCAGTTAAGGACGGTAATCTGTTGTTTATCCGCCAGGGGCAGGGCAGAACGGCAAGCGGTAAGCCGCTGCCGGTTATCACCATCACCCGCCAGGCTGGTGACGGTCATCGTTTTACCCTGGCTGATCGCGATGCCTATACGGGGGTAATTGCCAGCTGGCTCCATACCCGTGAGCCAAAGAAAAAAGAGACAGCAAAGGTTAAGCGCCGTCGAAAGAAAACCACCGCGGCAAAGGAGCCGGAAGCAAAACAGGGAGATTACCTGGTTGGGACGGATGAAAACGTGCTGGTACTCAACAGAACTTATGCAAACCGCAGCAATGCAGAGCGAGCGGCAAAGATGCAGTGGGAGCGCCTGCAGCGCGGGGTTGCAACATTCTCCCTGCAGCTCGCAGAGGGAAGGGCTGATCTGTATACCGAAATGCCGGTGAAGGTGAGCGGCTTTAAACAGCCTATTGATGATGCCGAATGGACCATTACCACGCTGACGCATAGTGTCAGTGCAGATAATGGTTTCACTACGACTTTGGAGCTTGAAGTTAAGATTGATGATCTTGAAATGGAGTAATGGGTTCTCAAAATTGAATAATGATGTATCATTATTGTGATTTTGGCAAAAGTGGTGGGATAACCGGAATGATGAATTGTCCAGAGTGCGGCCAGGCAGCCCATACAAGAAGCAGTTTTCAGGTCTCAGCAACAACCAAAGAGCGTTACAACCAGTGCCAAAATATCAACTGCGGTTGTACTTTTGTCACGCATGAAACATTTGTTAGGCATATCATTAAGCCTAATTTGATTTCTTCTGCGCCCCCACATCCGGGAAAGGATGGGCAAGGGCACATGAATTTTTAAAAAAGAACCCGCTTTGAAAGCGGGTTTTTTGTCGCCAGTCCAAAAGCCTGTCGCCATTTTGCCGCCATTGGAAAAGAAAAAGGGGCTACGTTTTCACGTAACCCCTTGTTTTATTTGGTGGAGCTGGCGGGAGTTGAACCCGCGTCCGAAATTTCTACATCCTCGGTACTACATGCTTAGTTTGTCTTTACATTCGCACGCCAGCTGCGGACAGACACGCCACTAACGAACTAGCCTGATTAGTTTTAACGCTTCAACCCCAGGCAGGGCTTCCACGCGATCTCTTTTGGGTTTGACCTCTCTTTGATCCCCGTCTTAAGAGCGGAAGCTAGGGAGAGAGGGCTCAGAGCAGGTTATTAAGCTGCTAAAGCGTAGTTTTCGTCGTTTGCGACTATTTTTTTGCGGCTTTTAACGAGGCAAACCGCCCCTCGGCATGCACCTTGGGTTTCGCAAATCCCGTCGAATCCAGAATCAGCCCCAATAGTGTTGAACTGAGTATACCAGATTTCACTTCCTGGATACCAGCCCGGAACGCTAACTTATTGAATAGTACAATAAGTGTGCAGAATCAACGTCCTGCGTTTTTCATGATGCGCGCTTTATCAAGCTGCCACTCGCGCTCTTTCAGGTCAGTACGTTTGTCGTGCTGCTTTTTACCCTTCGCGACGCCAACCTTCACCTTGCACCAGGCGTTTTTCCAGTACAGTGACAGGGCGACCACGGTGAAACCTTCGCGGTTGATGCGTCCGTAGAGAGATTCCAGCTCACGCTTGTTTAGCAGCAGCTTACGGGTGCGCGTTGGGTCACACACGTAATGTGACGAGGCGACGGTCAGCGGCGTAAAGTTCGCACCGAACAGGAAAGCTTCGCCATCTTTCAGGATCACGTAGCTGTCGCCGATATTAGCTTTCCCGGCGCGCAGCGATTTTACTTCCCAGCCCTGCAACGCAAGGCCAGCTTCGAATTCTTCTTCAATGAAATACTCGTGGCGCGCACGCTTGTTGAGCGCAATGGTCGCCGAGCCTGGTTTATGTGCTTTTTTCTTCGTCAT